ATTGAAGATGCTGAGTATATCTACGAGAACGTCCCTGTCGAAGATCTTGAGATTCTGATTTCTGAGAAGCACGAGCACTTCGCCAACTATGATAAGAACGCTGAGGTTCTTGGTGAAGCAATGTCATCATACGATAAGAATCGTAAGAGAGCAGCACAAAGAGCAGCAGACAGAAACGCAGCAAGAGCAGCAGGTAAAACTGGTGTAGTCCCTGGTGTTGGTTATGTAACTGCTAGAAAAGAGAAAGAAACATACACTGACGAGAAAGGAACTGTCCGTCATAAGTCTGGTGCTAAGAACGAAGCATTCGCATTCTCAGAAGCAGACTTTGCTGAGTTAGAAACTCTTGGAGAAGAGATTGATTCACTGACCGATGAGCAACTCATTGATGTCATGGAAGAAATCATTCTTGAGATGGCACAAGATGACCAAGACCTGATTGAAATCTGTGAGCATCTTGAGGGTGTTGAGGTTTTGTCTGAAGAGAAGACTAAGCAACTTGAACTCAAGTTACAACCTTCCCGTATGGATCGTCTGAAGGGTGCTGCTAAGAAAGCAGGTGCTAAAGTTGGTGCTGCTGCTAAGGCAGCAGGTAGTGCTGCTAAGAAGGGTATCAAGGCAGCAGGCAAGTCTGCTTCTAAGAATGCTGGTAAAGCAGTTGGTGAATTCCAAGCAGCACGTATCAAAGCAAAACGTGCATCGATGGAGAAAACTCCTGCTAAGTCGTCTTCATCTGACGATGATGGTACTGGTGGTAAATTGGATGGTGTTCTGAGCAGCATCAGAAAGTCTAAAGGTACAAGTTCTAGCAGTAGTTCCGACAGCGGTTCTTCTTCTAGTGGTGGCGGGGAAAGCAGCAGTTCTTCTAGCAGTGCTCCTGCTAAGAAACCTGGTCTTCTGAGAAGAGCAGCAGGTGCTATTGGTAGAGGTTTGAAGAAAGCAGTTGGTAAGACTGCTCGTGCAGTATCAAGTGGCAGTGGCAAACTTGCCAAGCGTCTTGGTGAAGACTACGAACAGATTGCACACTTGTATGAGTCTGGACTTTTCTCTATCGAAGAGATTGAGAATGTAATCGAAGAAGGTTACAAGGAACTGCCCAAGAACAAAATGTTCCGTAAGGCAGGTAACTTAGGTCGTGAGGTTGTAAGTCCTTCTACTACTGATGCAAAGCGTCAGAAGTCATACGATCGTTCTAAGAAAATCGTCAAGGTTATGAACAAGGAAACTGAAAAGCAAGAACGAGGTGAGAAATAATGTTAAGTTTTAAAGCACTCGCTGAAAAGAAAACTAAAGTAAAGATTAATCCTAGACAATCTGAAATCACTGAGAAGTGTGCTGAGACTGGAGAGGGTGATTGTAAATGTGAAGACAAGACACCTGCACAAAAATCAGTTGCAGGTAAAGGTAAAATGTGTCCTAAGTGCGAAGGCAAAGGATGCAAGCATTGTGGTGGCACAGGTTACCATGATGGAGATAGCGAAGGTGCCGACATGAGCGAAGCGAAAAAGAAAGACGATTCTTATCTGGAGGTGAACTTCAAGAAGCGTCAAGCAAATAATGAGAAAGCTCGTAAAGAGATGAACAAAGTTCCATCCCAAAAAAATCCCCACTTTGAATCTACAGGAGATCAAGCCTATGTCAGTCAAGAAGAAGTTTCAGAAGAAAGCACAGAAGAAGTCGCAGAAACTGAAACCAAACTCTTGACATTTGCACAGTTTGAAGCATATCAATCAATGACCCCTGAGCGCAAACTGCGTATTGATAGGGCAAAGAGAAATGCATATGATTCAGATCAGCGTGCCCAACACAGTGGTGATAAGAAGGAAGCAGATAAGCAGTTCAAACGCCGTATGGCAATGGACAGCAAAACTAAGATGAAGAAAGAAGAAGTTGTTAATGAAGAAGGTGCAGATTCACTGAAGGATCGTCGCATGGAGCGTGGTGGTGTTGGTGGAAACCAACGTTACAACAAACCAGTTAGTAACACACCAAATACATTTGGTAAGAAAAAACCAAAGTATGATGGTATGTCTGCCGTCGCAAAAGTGAAGGCAAGTATCGAGAAACAGTATGGTAAAGGTGCCATCATGGACACCAAAAAGAAGAAGTAGACATATATAGATTAGCACCCTCTAAGTACTAATCATGTTATCTTTTCTTCTACCACTCGCATCCAAAATTATTTCTGACGCTGTTGCTAAGCTTCCTGACGACGAGGAACTTGGTGAAAAGTTAGTTGAAATTTGCCTAGTTATTCTTGGCAAGGCAGTTAAACTAACTAAGACTGATATGGATGACAAACTTCTTGCTGTTGTTGAGCAAGCAATCAACAAACGCGAAGAATGAAAAGGAGGGGCATAGTCCCCTTTTTTTATAAATAAATATATTAGGAATTAATACGGAGTAACCCATGTCTCTTTACGGGAGAACTGACAGCAACGCAAATAAGACTCAAGCAGGACTCGCCCGTGGTAACGGTGCTGGATCCGCTACCGAGACTATTGTGTTTATTGATGCTGCTGAAGCAGCATTGAACGAGAATGCTTCTCGTGGTATCACTGGACCTGGTTGGTGGGCATATAAGACCTACACCGATGGCGCTGGTAATACTCGTCACAAGGCAGAATGTCTTGCCTTCATCAGCAACCCTGATGGCACTGAGTCACAAGCAGATGACACCATTGCAGCAGACGTTGCATCGGCAGTAACCATCTCTGCACAACCTGCCGCTCATGTTTCTGGTGCTGGATCCGCTGCTGATGGTGCTGGTACATTCACCCTTAGCACTTCTACTACAGGAACACCTGGTGCTCTTGCTTATGTCTGGCAACGTCAGACCGCAGCAGCAACAACCCGTTGGGTTAACATTGCCGCTGACACCGATACTGGTATCACCTACGCAGACTTCACTACAGCAACTCTTGCTTACAGTGGTCTTGCTGATGACTCACTTGACGGTTATAAGTATCGTGTCAAGATCACCTCTGCAGGTGGTACTGAGGAAGTCATCTCTGATGGCGCAGCAACACTGACCTTCGGAAGTTGATAAATGAAATTTGACGAATTGAATGAGTCTAACTACATTCTGTTCGCCATAAAGCATTATGAGAATCCTGCTTGTGTAACACGAGAGGACTTTGATGAAGACATTAAACGCTTCAAGTATCTGAAAAGACTCTTGAAGCGTTATGTGCGTGGAGGGTCATTAAGAACCCACCTAGTTATTAATCATCTTATTATTCTTTATAATGTTTTTGGTGAAGCAGCAACACCCTTACTATTTTTCAGACTTGAAAGAGAGTATTGGAGTATTTTAAAAACTGTACTACTTTATTTAAATAAATATCCTATAGGGATGCTTCCAACTCTGGAAGTAGATGATGACCTTACAGAAGAGTTAGAAATGCTATGAACGAAGAAATGATGACAACTGGTTTCACTGGTTCGGATGCTGCTAAAGGTCCAACTGCTGGATATGATCCTGTCTTGAAGTTTCGTAGTAAGTTAAAAAAGAAAAGCAAAGAAGATAAGAAACTTGTAATGCCTGGTAACAAACTAGGTGAATCAAAAGAAAATCCTTCGATGCCCTCTAGACTTTTTCAGTATAAAGTCACTATCCCTGAAGTTGGTGAGACTATTGTTTATGCAAGTTCTCCTGCCGAACTGAGGCAGAAGATGCGTTTGTTAATTAACTATCGTTATAGAGGTGACGTTAAGATTGAAAGAATTATGCCTGCTAATGCTGGTAAGTTCTTTATGGATAAGCGAATGAAGCATCTCAGAAACGTAAAAGAAAATGTTGATAAGCAAATGCAGCAGCAAATGACGCAGCAGCAAATTGCCAACGAAAAGAAAAAAGTCAATATGAAAATTAAGGAGTTGCAAAGTCAACTTCAAAAGAAAACTGCATCCTTGAAATTAAAAGCAAGGGCAGGTGGAGCACAAGCAACTGTAGATAGGTAGCTATGGATTCAGTATCGGAACTTAATACGGCAATCATTGAACGGTTAGAAAGAGTTGTAGATACCTTACAGGACAACTCTATACAAATGGGCAAACTACTTGCTGTCCATAACGAAAAATTAGATAAGCAAGATAAAGTTGATGCAATTCTGTTTGAAAAGTTAGACAGATTATCTGCAGATCTTAACAGAGAGACTACTGCAATTAAGAAAGGATGTGAAAGGGACATCCGTCTTATTGATGATAGACTTAGAGTCTTAGAAAAGAAGATGTGGAGTATTGCAGGAGCACTAGCAGTGATTAGTGTCTTGATTTCTCCAATTGGACAAAGATTTCTTGGAAATGCATTGACACCACCGCCAGTAGATGCTAGACTACGATAGTCCTACAGCATCTCAAAGTTGTCTGAATTTGTTGATTCTTATTATGTAAGTCTGCTTTCGGGACGACTGGAAAAGTTTGCTCGTAAGAAGGCAGACCTTTATAACTTTCGCTGTCCGTACTGTGGTGACTCTCAGAAGCATCGTAATAAGGCACGAGGGTACTTCTTTCGTATCAAGGCAGATATGGTCTTCAAGTGCCATAACTGTGGCGTAGGGAGGACGCTACCAAATTTTCTAAAAGACAATGCCCCAGATCTTTATGATGAATATATCATGGAGAGGTATAAGTCTGGAACAACTGGTAAGGGGTCGTATGTGCCTAAACCAAAACTAACTAAGTTTGAAAAACCGAAGTTCAAAAAGAAAGGAGAACTTCAAAGTATCAAAGAACTAAATAATGAACACCCTGCAGTTGGATACCTTCTCGGTCGTAAAATTCCTGAGAAATATTTCTCGGATTTGTTCTACACTGATAAGTTTTTTACCTGGGTAAATACACAGAAACCAACATTCAATGATGTCAAAAAGGATCACCCCAGAATTATTATCCCTTTCATTGACACAGATGGAACTTGGTTTGGATTTCAAGGAAGGTCCCTAGCATCGTCTGATAAGTTGAGATACATCACTATCATGCTGGACGAATCCAAAACTAAAATTTTTGGTCTTAATAGAGTAGACTTCAATAAGACCATATACATTACAGAAGGACCGTTTGATAGTTTGTATATCGACAATGCAGTTGCGATGGCAGGAGCAGACGTTGATTGGGAATTATTGCGAGACAAAGAAGTTGTTTTCGTCTATGATAATGAGCAGCGTAACAAAGAGATTATTGCTCGTATGCAAAAGGTTATAGACAAAGGATTTGAGATTGTCATTTGG